CGCAACAACGTCCCGGTCGACCTGGACGTTGTTGCGGGCCGTCTCCTTGTAGTCGAGAGCGGTCTTCACGTCTTCCCGGGTGGCGTAGCACAGTCGGCTGATGGCCATCGGTCACATCCCTCCGTGCACTTCGGGGTCCCAGTCCCGCGGGTACTGCCAGCCATCGAACGGGCAGTACAGGACACCCGGCGTCGACGACGGGCCGATCCGCAGCGGCTCACCGTCGTTCGGGCAGGCGACGGGCGGCACCGACCGGTAGTAGTCCAAGTAGGAGGCCTGCTGCGCGAGCGTCGAATACAGGTCCCAGCCCATGACGCCGGTGCGCGGCTGCCCGGCCGCCCGGGTCACCGTCGCCGCGGCCGTGATCGTCACGGCTGGGCTGAGGTTTGCCACTGATCCGACGGTGGCTGACGCGGTGATCGCCGAAGTCGTGGTGGTGACGTTCGCGGCGCCGACGGCGCTGTTCGTCCCGGTCGCAGTGATGCCCGCGGTCACGGTGTCGGATACACCGCCGACCGCGGCGTTGGTTCCGGAGGCTGTCAGCGTCGCCGTGACCGTCTTGGAGACGGCACCGACCGCGCTGTTCACGCCCGCGGCGGTGAGGGTCGCTGTGGTCGTCTCAGTGGCCGCGCCGACCGCGCTGTTCGTTCCGGTGGCCGTGAGGGTGGCGGTGATGGTCTTGCTGACGTCGCCGGTGATGCTCGCGGCGGCGGCACGCACTTCGACACCGACCGCGGTCCAAGCGAACGAGCTCGCGCCCGTGATCCCGAACGTCTGGCTGCCGGCGGTCGCCGCGTCCTGGTAGGCGAAGTAGTGCACCGAGTTGGAGCCGACGTGCCCATCGAACAGGCCATCCTGCGTCGGCGTCCCCGACGTCGCCACATACGTCGACCCCGCAGGATCCCGGGACTGCTCGTCGACCATGCACCAGCTGACGAAGCTGTTCGCCGACACGGTCGTCAGCGTCGTCGTCGCGGTCGTGCCCGTGCCGGACTTGGTCGCGTTCGTCGCCGGCGTCGCGTCGACCTGCGCGCCCGACCAGCGCTCGACGACCATGGAGTGGCGGGTGTTGACCGCGGTCGCGACGGTGGAGGAGATGGTCATCGATCCGGGCGACCCGGACACGGTCGCGACGTACACCGCGCACCAGCCGTTGAACCCGCCCGGCGCCGCCGTGCCGACCAGGGTGTAGCTCTGGGCGCCGCCGGTCGGCGCGTTCATCCCGTCGGTGGTTGACCAGGTCGTCAGCTTGACGACGAGGATCTCCCCGTTGCTGGGGGTGAACGAGGTGGTGGTGAGCGTGGTCTGGTCCGCAGCGGCGGAGTACACCTCATAGTGGGTGATCAGCGACGGCGCCACGGTTCACCCCCTCGTCTGGTCAGGCGGCGATCGGGGTCAGCGCAACCGTCAGCGTAGAGATGGTCAGAGTGTCGCCGTTGGTGACGTTCTTGCTGGCCGTAAGCGCGGCCGAGGCGAGGAAGTTGCCGGCCGACGACGCGTCCCAGATGGAGATGTGGGTGATCGTCTCCGTCGCCGTCATCGAGAAGCCGGACAGCGACGACAGGCTCATCGACCCGGCTGAGGCCGCTGACCAGGTGATCGCGTTGCGGGTGGTGACCGTGGACGCGTTGGCTGTGCCGGCGCTGCCGGGGTCGCCGGTGTGGAGCTTGCAGAACGCGTTGACGCCCGTGTAGGTGGTGTTCCGCCACACGTTGAGCTTGGCGTTGGCGTCGGCTGCCGCTAAACCGGCGGTCACTCGCCCTGCTCCTCAGGCTCGCCGCGGGTCACCGTCGCCTCAGCGGTGATGGTCAGCTCAGCGCCGAGGTCGCCGGGCGCCGGCGGCGTCCACGCGGCCAGTTCCTTCTTCGTCATCCGCGCCGCCTCGTCCGGGTCCAGGCCGGCCGCGGTCACGTAGGCGACCCAATCGGCTCTGCTGGCCGAGGATGGCGGCCGCGCCGGCGCGTCCCCCTCGGCGCCCTGGCCGTCTGGTTCCGTGTCCGCAACAGCTTCCGCATGTGCATCGGCACCGGCGTCCGCCAGCGGCGCGGCAGGCTCCTCGGCGATGTGGCCGACTTCACCGGGCGCCGCGTCCGCGTTCGACGGGCCGCCAAGAGTCGTCTTCGGCACGATCGATCCCTCCTCCAGATACTCGAATGCCTGGCACCGCGGGCAGCGCAGCAACCCGACCGCGTACTGCGTGCTGCAATTCGTGCACTGCCACAGCACCACTCAGACCAGCCCCTTCACGCCGCCGCCACCACACCGGCGTCCTCGAACGGCAGGTAGGTGATCGACCACTTCACCGAGCCGGTCACGCTGCCGGTCGTTGTCACCGTCACCGACCCGACGTCCACTAGCAGCCCGAACGCCGGGAGCGCTACCCCGGCTTGTGTGGCCAGGTCGACGAACGGGTCCCCGCCGGGGTTCGCGGCGATGTGGGTGCCGACGGGCGCGGTGAGCAGACTCACCGCGCCCCTGCCGAGCACCGTCGCGTCCCCCACACCGACCGTCGGCGCATACCCCAGCGTCAGGCTGTTGGCGCCGGAGCCGAGGACGGTCGTGACCTCCCCGACCAGACTGGTGATGACGACCCGGCCGCCCGACACGGTGAAGATGGTGCCGGTCGTGGTCTGCGGCAGCGCCGCAGTCGTCCGGTCCACCTTCAAGCCGAGCAGCGCGACGCGCACACCCATCGGGTTCGGGATGTAGGTCACGGTCAGGCCGCCACGATCGTCGCGCCGTCAGTCAGCGGCACGTAGGTGAGGACCCACGTGATCGCCCCGTCGGTGCCGGCCGACACGTCCTGAATGTTGCCGGTCGTCACGACCGTGGACAGGGCCTGCCCGTACCCGCCGGCCGCCGTCGACGCCGACATGAGCTTGGGCGGTGCGGTCGCCGTCGACGCCCCGAAGGTGAGCAGGCTGCCGGCGGTGGTGTCGGTGGTGCCGATGTCGAGCGCTGTGCACAGCTGCGCGGTCTGCCCGGTCGTCGGCGCCAGCTGAAGGTAGTAGGAGTTGGCGACGGTGATTGAGGTGGTGACCAGCCCGTACATGGACGTGATCAGGCACTCGCCGCCCGCCACCGTGAACCGGGTCACGGTCGCCGCGGTCAGCGTGCCGGTGGCCTTGCTGACACGGGTCCCCAGCAGCAGCTCACGCAGCTGCACGCCCTTGATGAAGTTCGCCATGGCTCAGGCCCCCACGATGGTGAGGTTGGCCGGCTTCCGCTGCACCGTCAGGTCGTAGATGACCGCCGTCAGCGACGCGTTGGTGGCGTCGCAGTTGATGTACTTGTACGTGTCGGCGAAATGCGACCCGAAGATGTGCACCACCGACACATAGCCGCTGGTGGCGCCGATGGTGAGCACGTTCGACGACCAGGAGGCGGTCTGCTTGGTCCAAGCGACGGTGCCGTCACCGACGGTCTGCTGGTACCAGTGGTCCGGCTGGGCGAACGAGTTCGCGGTGGTCCAGTTGGTGTAGCTGCCGGAGAACGTGGTGGCCGCGGTGAACGTGAGGCTGGTCGTCGCGGTGGAGCTGGCCACTGCGACGAACATGACGCCCGAGTTCAGGTCCACGCGGAACGGCTTGTTGTCGGCCGAGGCGACGACGTTGCAGACGCGGCCGAGCGCTTCCATACCAGCCATGCTGGTCTCTCTCTCTGCTGCGGCTCGGTCTTGGGCCGAGGGTGCCACTGCTCGGCTTGCTGATTCGGTGCCGGCGCAGGGGCCGGCACCTACACGGTCAGCGGGTCTGGAGCTGCACGAACGGCGACAGGGTCGAGGAGCTGTTGTTGTGGGGGGTGAGCGCCGACTGGAGCCACGGCCGGCCGTCGACGCGGGAGATGATCCGGTAGGCGACCTGGTTGTTGGCGAAAAGGAAGTGCTCGCTGGAGTCGACGCGGACCTGCTGCCGGTCACCGATCAGGTAGTAGCTCAAGTCCACGAAGTTGATGTCGCCGGTCGTGGACAGCTTCGGGACCTTCTCGGTGAAGATGACCGGCCGGCCGAGGATCGTCATCGGGGGCATGTCGGAGCCGGGCTGGGACCAGCCGCCGATCCAGACGGGGCCGCCGCCAGTGCCGACGGATAACGCCATGGTGGCGAGCTGCGGGAAGGTGTCGTGGGAGCAGATCCACACCGCGCTGTCCAGCGAGGTCGGCAGCATGCGGCTGTACATGTTGACGATGTTTTCCCAGACGATGGTGCCCGTGGCCTGCCCGGACTCCTTCGTCACCGACACCGACGCGGGGCAAGAGATGAAGCCCTGCGGGGTGCCGTTGCCGGTCTCGGTCATGAAGGCGACGTCCTCCGACCACGCGAATCCCATCGGGACGCGCTCGTCGAACCACGCCGCGAACGCGGGAGCGTCAGCCAGCAATTCGGCAGGGACCTTGAAGAACCCGGTCAGCTTCTTCGCGTCCAGGACCACCTTCCCGAACGTCGCCGCGGACTCGGTGAGCTGGGCGGCTTCCTCGGTCCAGTAGAAGGTGACGCCGCCGAAGATGCTGGAGACGTGGCTGGTGTCGTCGACGGTCGGGATCGGAACCCGCAGCGTCGACATCGGGATGACCGTGGCCCGGCTGCGGACGATTGACTTCTCCAGCGCCAGCTGTAACAGCTCGCTGCGCATGATCTCCGGGATCAGGAACCCGCCCGCGCCCGGCTCCTCCGAAGAGAAGCTGTTCTGGAAGTCCTTCACCCGCGTGAGCTTCGCGATCAGCTCGTCACGGTCCGGCCGGGTCGACGGAGACCGCAGCTCGAAGATCGCCTTGCAGTACTCGCCGATGCTGTTCAGCCGGTCTTGCGGCTTGTACGCCCGCTCCAGCGCGGCACCAGCGGCCGTCTTGTTGTAGATGGCGCCGCGGCCACGCGACACCGCCGCGGTCCCGTCGACGGTGAGCTGCGGCTGACCGCCCGAAGCGGTGACGCCGAGCTTGGGGCCGCGCCGGGATCCGTTGTCGCGGATCATGTCGAACAGCACGGACTGGACCTGGTCGCGGACGTCGTCGACGGTGTCGGGGTTCCGCTTCAGGTAGTCCTTGGCGTAGGCATCCATGAACGCCTTGTTGTCGCCGTTGGCGACCGCTTCGGGGCTGAAGTACTCCGTCAGCCGCTTGTGGTCGTTCAGCAGCTCCATGATTCCGGCGCTGTCGGTCGGGACCTTCGTCTTGCTGGTCACTTAGTGCCTCCCATCAGGCCTTGGCTCAGCACTGCCGACAGCAGGCCGGGGTCTATGTGGTCGCCCGGCACGTAGTCCGGGTTGATCTTCTTCATTGCGGCTTCGAGGGTTTCCCGCGCCTCGGCCTTGTTGATCAGGCCCTGCGTGGAGGAGAGCCTGGCCAGGGCGGCGCGGACACCGTTGGCGTTGGGCGGGTCGTCGGGGTGGTACTTGTACGGCAGCGCCCACGCCGCTTGCGTGTCGGGGTCGCCGGTGCGCTTCCCGGCGCAGATCCCGGCGTAGAACGTCTCGGGGTCGTCGGCCTGGGTGCCGTTGTGCCACGCCTTCGCCGCGTCCCACGCCGAGTTGTCGACGGCTGCGTCGGTTTCGGCGACGGGCCGGGTGGCGGGGGCGGTGGCGTGGATCGTGACGGTTTCGCGGGCGGCCTGCTTGCTGCCCGGCATCGGCGGGATCGGCTTGATCTGCTTCCCGTCGGCGTCGAAGTAGTCGTTGTCGGTGTCGCCTTCGGGGGTGGCGTCGTCGTCGCCGTCACCGTCGGGGTCGAAGCGGGGCTTGCCGTCGGCGCCCATCACCCACCCGTCACCCATCGGCTCATCGCCCTCCGGGGCCGCGTTGGCGGGACGGGTGGCGTTGAGGACCGACAGGTCCCACGCGTCCTTCACGGTGCCGTCCTGGCCGCGGACCCGGTCAGCCAAGCCGTCGGCGACCGCTTCGTGGTCCTTGTACCAGGTGGTGGCCCGCATCTTGTCCCGCCAATACGCGGCGGTCTTCCCGGTCCGCTCGGCGTAGATCCCGGCGATGTTGTCGGACGCGTCGTCGAGCTGCTGCGCCAGATCCCGCATGTCCGCGGCGTTCCCGATCCCGGCCGCGAACCCGTCGTGGATCATGAGGGTAGAGAAGGGCGCCATCTCCAGGCGCCCTGGACTGGCCGCCTGCGCAATGAACGACGCCGCCGAGGCAGCCAGGCCATCCACCGTGATCGCCACGACGCCACGCCGCGCCTTCAAGCTGTTGTAGATCGCGATGGCATCAAAGACGTCGCCACCAGGCGAATTGAGGTGCAGGTCGATATCACCGTCGATCCCGGATAACTCAGCGAGGAACCCGCCGGCGGAGACGCCGAAGAACCCGATCTCGTCGAAGATCGACACGAGGGCGGGTTCGCCGACGTCGGCCTTGTTGGTGATCGACCACCAGCGCGGCTGGCCGCCCTGGGCGTTCTGTAGCCGGCGGGTGGACCGCATCGGCCGTGCTCCGCGCTCCATATCAGCGGCTCCCTAGTTCTACCGGCTGGTATCCATCGCTGAGTACGCGCCGTACCAGCGCTTTCATGTCGTCGGGGTCCGCGGTGCGGGCGCGGATGGTGATGGACTCCCGGGCTGCCGCCGGCGGGCTGGCCGGTGTCGGCTCGGCGTCGGGCGCGGCCGGTTCGGCGGGCGGTGCCGGGACCCAGGCGGGCGGCAGGGCCGGTGCTTGGGTGGCTTTCTCGACCACGTCCATGTCGGGCAGGCCGACGGTTTCGAGGACGTCGTGGGGGTCGTAGCCGGCGTTGACGAGCGCCTGCGCCGCCTTGGCTTTCTCGCTGAGTTCCAGGGCGGCGGTTTCGGCGTTCTCCGGCGACGGGTCCTGGTAGTCGAACTCGGCGACCTTCTCCGCCCCGCCGAATAACGGCAGGAGCTTGGAGTTGAGGGTGTCGCGGCGCCGGTTCAACCGTGGGATGACCTGCCAGGCGACGAACACCTCCTGCGCCGTCTGCGAGTTGGCCCGGTTGACGTCATCCGAGGTGCCCATCATCGCCTTGTGGATGCGCCACGCTTCCCGCAGCTCGTCCCGGTTCGCGAGCCGTAGTTCCCCGTACTCCATGTCCTTGTTGGAGTGCGCGGACGGCATCCACTGCATCCCGTCCTCAAGCACACCGACATGCCCCGCCCGGGCGACGCCACGGTGTGACTCGCGCCACCGGTCGATCAGCTCATCGAACTGGACGTCGGTCAGCCGGTTCGGGACGGTGATGACACCGCCCGGATCGGCCCCGTTCAGGAACAAGTTCCGCTGGTATTCGGTGGCGTACCGCTGCTGCTGAATGTTCGGCATGATCGACGCGACCGGGCCGGCGCCCCGGTACGGGTCGAGCGGGTCCGGCCGCTTTTCGAGGATGACCTCGTCGCGGCGGAGCGGCACCTGCTCCCCGCTGGGGCCGGTGTAGATCCAGCCGACCAGGTAGTCGTCCGGGTCGGGGACGGGTTCGAACCGGTCGGGGCGGACGTACCACATGGAGGTCGGGAATCCGGCTTCCATGTCCAGGACCCAGAACGTCTCCCCCGTCAGTTCCTCGTGCTGCTGGGAGCCTTCGAAGAACTCGAACCGGGAGTGGAAGTCGTTCGGGTTGTTGATCAGCTGGATCGCGGCGTGCTGCACGATCTCTGTGCGTTCGTCGCTGCCGCGGTCGCCGGTGGTGTACCGGACCCGGCCGTCCTGCGGCGGTTTGCGGTACAGCTTCCACGTGGGTGTGGCCGCCGACTCGGCCAGCAGCGACACGATGCCGTAGAGGGTGCCGGACACGCCGTACTGGCGGAGGTGGTTCTCCCGGTCTTGGCGGCCTGCGCCGAGGTTGAAGGACAGGCCGCGCTGGTAGCGGTAGCTGTCGGCTAAGGGCACTGGGGGGCGGGTCTGGTTGCGGACGGCGGCGGTCAGCGTCCGTAACGGCGACCTCACGGGGCCTGCTCGGATCGGATGACCTGAACGTCCAAGCCGTCTTCGAGAAGCATCGTCCTGACACTGAGGCCCGCGAGCGATGCCTGGATTCGTTCCTTCAGCTCTGCGTACTCGGCGTCCGTGAGCCGTCGAGGGGACTTGAAGACGAGGAAGTCGCCGGGGCGGAGTGCGAGCCGTTCGACTTCGGTGACGTCGAGGAGCTCGGCGGCGGTCATGTTCCGGGGTGGCTCGCTCATCCGTCGCCGCCGCTCGGCGGCCCGGTCAGCGCCTCAATGACCAGCAGCGACACGCCGGTGACGGCCAGGCCGACCCACCGGCCGAAGTGGAACGCGGCGGTGTCGATGAGACCGAACGCCGACAACGTCAGGACGAGGGTTCGGAGCGCGGCCCAGCTCGGGTTGATGCGTCCGGCGGCGCGGCCGAGGGCCTGCGCGGCGAGGACCAGGAGCGGGCGGCGGGTGCGCTTGGGGCGGTCGGCGGTGCGTTCAGCGGTGTAGCTGGTGCGCAGGGTGCCGATGAACGCCATGTCACGGAGGATACCGCGTAGGTGTTACCGCCGGTAGCACCCTCTGACTAGCATGAATGCGGCCAGCCCCCGTGGCCCAACGGCAGAGGCACCCGCCTTAAAAGCGGACTGATCCGGGTTCGAATCCCGGCGGAGGCACCGGGAGTAGGATCAGCTCCGACTCCGCCTCCCCCTCGGCCGGTCGTCAGGTTGGGGAGTCTGCGGGGAGCTCACCGGCATAGCTCCCCGCCCGCACCGGCCTAGTACCGGAACGACCTGTAGCGCGGCTGACGGCCGAAGTCCCGCTCCGCCACCATGTACCGGCCAGCGTCACACCCGTCGTCTTCCTCCTTGCGGGGTTCCTCCTTCAGCTCCCCGCCCGGCTTGACCGCCCACACGTAGCCGGGGATCTCCTCCGCCGTGCACGTCGGCTGCCGCGCCTCCACCAGCGACGGGTCGCGCTCCACCACGCTGTCCCGCATGATGCCGATGCGCGGCCGCCCGTCGCCCGCCACTTTCAGCCGGGCCTGGAACGCCTGGATCCCTTCCGTCACCGCCTTGTGCGCCTTCACCGTCGACATGCCCAGATGCCGCTCCAACGTCGCCCGGCCCTCGGCGTCGTGGTCGCAGATCACCCCGCGCGGCTTCGGCTCGACCCAGCGGCGACGGCCCGCGTTGATGGCGTCCAGGGGGCTCTCATCGGGCCGCTGAGCAACGTCCGGGACCGGCTCGG